ACAACTCTTTTTACAACCATATACACTTGGTCCTCTGCACCACTTGGAATTGCATTGATACTTTCAACAACTGCTCTGCTTTCGTTGGTTGTCGTAAGTCTTGTTGTATCAGAACTTTTTACAGTTAAAAAACCACCAACTGTTGGTGCAACTTCTTTGATGATTACAACAGCAGCAGCAGGATTTTCTACAACAAAATCATCATGTGCATTTACTGCTGTGAAAATATTATCGGCAGTTGTATCGTTACTTTCATTTGGTCTAAATCCAAGTGATGAACTTGGTGAATCACCACTACTTGCTTCCGAAGTAAATGTTACAGTTGTGCCATCTGACTTTGTAAATGTTAGTGTTGTTCCTACCGCTATGTTACTATAATCACTAACTGTAATGGTGCATTGAACAGCTTTGCCACCTACAATATGGTCATGCCAACCTATTGCTGCATTTGCCCTATCATAAGTTAAACCGATTAATCTTCCATCAGAATGCACAAACCATAATATTAATTCTGGCTCTTGTTGCCATACCATATCATCTAATCCGTTTCTTGGAATATGGTCTGCTAGTATCGTTAAATCTACTCCCAACAATCCATCGGTATCTAAATCAAATGTAATCTCCTTGACCTTTTCCTTACCTTTTTGAATTAGTATCGTAGAGTTACCAGCTCGTACAGGTCTTACCTTTGAAGTACCAAAAGTTGTTTCTCTTAAAACATTTACATTCGTGGGTGTAACTGGTGATGCACCTGTTCCGCCTGACAATGTAAACTCAGAACTTGTTGTAAGTATCTGTAAAAATCTTGCTGGCAATAAGTGTTTGATAACATTCACTTTATCTGATGCTATTGTAATGTTAATGGCATTATCATCATTTGTACCAGGCGTATGATTTTCAAAGTCTGCACTTACAGAACCAAAGATAGATTGTGGTTTTCCTGTTGTTCCTGCAAAATATAAACGTTCTTCATAAAAAGCAACTGCTCTTGGAAACCCTTGGTCTCCATCAAAAGCACCTAATGACCAAAGTGTGGAAGTATTACTTGAACTTACAACACTTGCTGGTAATACGCCATTAGCATTTTTAAATGTCGCTGTAACAGTTGTTGCATTAGTAACCGCTGTTATTTTAACAAAACCAGAACCACTATGTTGAAACTGCCATGTAATATCACCATAAGTTTCTGAACCTGATAAATGAACAGGTGGTGATGAACCACTTGCATCTGTTCCTGAATCTGTCTTTTTATATACATTACCATTATGTCTTACCAAAACATTCTGGTCATAATTTGTGCTTGCCGCCCACGCATCATGTTGCACTTCTACAACTTCACGAAACCTTATTAATCTTCCTACATCTGCACTTGCAAACAAATCTGCTGATGCAACTATCGTTACTGAACCTGTGTTTGCAGAAGCATACAAAGTTGTGGTTGTAATGTTTTCATCTAAATAAGGACCATCTGTAAAATCAATATCTGCTAAAGTAAATGCTGTAGCTGATGTTCTTGTTAGTTTTGCTGGTTCATGGTTTTCATGTGCTAAAAATAATACATCAGCAGACTGTGCATAGTTAATCTCAAATATCTCTGTTGCTGAATAAGTTGTTGTAACTTCTACAATTTTTCCTGATGTACCTGCTGATGAATAGGTTGTAAAACTAGAACTGTTTATACCACTCAATTCAAATGTATTTGTTGTTTTGTTTGCAACAGTAAATTCAAGATTATTTACCTCTGTCATACCAACAACACCTGATATAAATACTCTATCACCATCGGAATATCCATGTGATGAGGCTGTTACTACAGCAGGGTTTGCTTTTGTTATAGCAGAAATAGTTTTGGTTGCTTCTGTTAAAATACCACCATTTGCATAAAACCGAATATAGTTTTCACCAAACTCTAAGATGTATGCTTGTGTATCACTAAACTCAAAGTTTATTAGTCGAGCAACACCACTATCTTTTGTCTTGCCAGCATACTTTGTTCCAGGTCTGCGAGTTACACCACCAGAAGGATATACCAACATATTCTGTATTGTTTTTGCAGCTTCGTTATATTTTTGTAAGTCTATGCGACCTTCAAGTTTTGGAGATATTTCTCCTGCACGAAAATTTGTAACAATCGTTGAAACTCGTGCCATTCTATAACCTTACATTTGTAAATTCATCTGTAATAATTCTATCTGGTACACCTTCAATCGCATCCATTGACCTTGCTTCTTTTAACCTGTCTTGATACAATGCAAACATTTGTTGTGCAACTGTTGTACTTCCTGTAATGGAATACGCTGTATCTGCTGCTAAACGATGTGCGATTGCATTACTTAACAACGCATCATATTGTTCTGTATCTATTATGCGACCAATATATACAATTCGACAAGTATCTTCGTCTGTTAAAATACTTCTTCCCTCAATCTTAAACATTGCCTGACTATCGTAAGGAGAAATCTCACTATCAACATTGGATGTAAACAATGATAATACTCGCAAACAAAATGGGTCTGTTGGCAAAGGAAACTGATTTGAAAAACCAAAAGAAGGACTTGTACTATCCTTTGCTAGTGTTGCTCTTGCTATCGCTGGATTCCAAGGGTGCGACCTTAACACTGCATCTCTTGCAGTTTCAAACCTACGATTACACAATCTAGCTTCTTTTGAATTTTCCGTAAGTGCTGTAATTGTATCTGCACCTAATAAATCCATAGCTTCATTACATATATCAACTACCGATGGCATGATTCTTCCTTCTCGAAAAGAAAGGGGAGTTTCCTCCCCAATCCATTAGTTTACAACATACTCAATGATGAAACTTAAATCACCTGCGGTATCACCTGCTGCATCGAACTTTAATCCAATGTAGAAGTACCCACCAGGGTCGGAACTTTCGCCAGCATCTTCAAAAACTTGCTGACCCATTGCATTAACATTCCTTGCTTCAAATGCGACCTCTGTTCCTGTTGTTACAGCACCACGAAGGTCCTGAATTGCAGAAGCATAGCAATCATCATCTTTTGCACTTATTGTTGAAGAATCAGCTGTGTAAAGACCTACATCACAAGTATTTGTTGTACCTGAATCTAAATCATCATTGAACAACTTGATACTTGTAACACAAGCATTTGTTGGAACTGGTGCTAACATAACTGTATCTGTTGCACTCAAATCACCAGCAGCTAAAGCTATTGTACCCAGTGCTACACGCTTCACGCCATGTAACTCGTGGGCTGCGTTCATAACTTGAGGAGAAGCCTCAAAGTTAGTAACTAATGTTGTATTAACATTCGCCATTATTCACTCTCCTCTTTAGTCTGGGGTTTCATCACAAAAGATTTTTACAACCTTGTTTTCTTCCATACGCACCGCACCGATGCTCATACAGTAGTAAACTTGTGTTGCATAACCTTTGTCTGCTCTTTCATCAATCCTTGCGGAAATATCTTTTCCGATACCAAGGGTGATGCCATCCTCTGCCCAAGCAAAACAACTTCTTATGTCGTTGCTATCAATAGACAATCTGTTTGTCATGATAAACTTGAATCCCATAAAAGTGTCCACTTCACCTTGAACTAACGCTTTTACAGTATTGAAGTCTGCTGATGTTACAGCAGTTTCAGACAATAAAGATTCTATTTGGCTTGGACCTACAGCAATATATCTTGGGATTGATGGGTCAACATCTTGTGCATCCAACTTTCTTTTTGCTTCTCTTAGAATAGAAACAGATAAGTTGACGTTTGTTGATGATGAACCAACCATATTTGCTGTTGAATCAAGGGTTGCTGAACCTGACCCTGTTTCACCACTTGATGCAGTACCTAATGCAGCAGTAATAATAACATCATCCATAGACCTACCCATTGCTGCAGCAGCAGCTTGAGCATAACTTGATGTTGGGTCAATAAGCATTCTTACCTTATCTTCATCGTCAATAAGGTCTGCATACTCATAATCAGCTAGTGATAGTCTACGCCTAGCATGTGGCGTATCTAATTGTGGAGTATCGGCATGCCTACTCGTTCTTAATTGAGCAGTCGCTACGCCAATCTGATCCATAAAAGCATTCTTGCCAACAATACTCTCAACACGCACCGCATCTCTTAGACGGCTTCCCATCTGTTGAGATAACATCTGCACATTCGCAGAATATTGTTGCACAAATGCGGTAGTTATTTGTGAGGACATGATTTATCTCCTTTCACTCACAGTTACATTTATACAATTTGCGGTTTGCTACCCTTTCGGACAACCCTAAGATTTTTAGTCTCTTTTCGACTGCCTTCTTTCTTGCTGTCATCAGGACCTTTTAAGCTACCCTGAGTTACCCACTTGTAATACATTTCTGCAAGTAGGTGTGGCTGTGAGATGTCTCGCTGTGTTCCAAACTCAACTGCTAATCGTAAACACTCTAGTCTGAGTTCTTTATCTAAATCAGCTACCATGAACCATCTCATGTAATTCTTGCATTCGTTGTATGGCTTTTTGCCTTCCTACAACATTCTTTCTATCCCAATACGCATGCGACTTGTCTGCCATAATAGCGTTGATTTCAGATTGTGCATCGTTTGGTGTCATTGCAAAAGTTGTCGCATTTTCTTTTATTGAATCTTCACTTGTTACACTATGCCTAAATTCTGCTATTTTTGCAAATGCTTTTATAAAGTCTGGATGATTACCAACCTTTACACCATCCGACAATTCCATGTTTAACAAATCACTTGATGCAAAATCCTTTGCAACTTTTGATGCTTGTTCAATCTTTTGGTCATACGCCTTTCCCCATTCTTTCTTTAAGGATGCCTGCGTTTCTTCTGCTGTTTCTTTGTTTTGCTGTTCAAAGTCTTGTGAAGAATTTTCAACTGAGCTTTTATAATACTGCATAATTCCACTAGCTTGCTCTGGGTTTAATCGCAGTTTATGAGCAATATCGGAAAAATTCTTTGCAACATCTTCTGTTACAATATGTCCATCAACTGCAATTTCATATCCGTTTGCATCTGCTGGTCTACCTAACTTCCCATAAATTCTATCTAAATCCTCATCGGTTGGGTTCGCTGGTAAAGGAATCTTATCTGTTCCAATTAATCGCTGTGCGTTTATATATGCCTTTGCTAAGTTTGGCACATCTTTGATTGGTGATAAACTTGGCTCGCCTCTTAACTCTTCTGGTATCATTTGTAAAAATTCGTTACCAGACCCACCTGATGCAACTTCTGCTGGAGTTTCCAGATTAAGTTCTGGCTGGGCTACCTGTTCGATATTTTCTTCTGACATTATTTCTCCTTATCTAGCATGTTATGGATATGCAAAAGGACAGACCTTTTGCCCTCTTCAAAAGCTGTTGCGTTTGGGTCTCCTTGCACATAACTACTTGAACGCCAAGAACAACGAGCTTCTAAATCATATAAAACCTTTTTACCATTATCCGATGTAAAAACATCTTTATACATGTGTATTAACTGTTCAATCTCTTTTGTCATTTACTAACCATGCGTGATGCTTGTGCTGCCTGTGCCACATCCGATACATCTTGCGATAACTCTTGTCTTTCTTGCATCTGCTGTTGCATTTCTGCTCTTTGTTGTCGTATCTGTTGCACTTCCTGATTAGACTTCAATGTTGTCTTTGGCACACCTAAACTATCCGTTATATGCTCTACTAATCCATCTGCGTCTAAATGGTCTCCAACAGGTAAAGATTGTGCTAATGGTAATAATATTTCCAACGCTTTCATCGTACTGTTTAAACTGCTTGACTTTTGTGCCTTTGCTAATGGAGATACATATTCAATATCAATGTCTCTACCTTGTATAGACTCAGGTGGTAATGCCAACATTTCTTTGCGAAGTAATAAACCAAACACTCTATCAATTAAAGGTCTTAGCATTTCGTTCATCAGTCTGCCAAGAACAGGACCAATCACTCGCATTCTTTCTTCTTGTCTTTGCACCACCTCTGTTGCAGTCATGTTTGGAGATGAAGGCGATAAAATCTGGTCTACATAAAATGCAGAACGAATTGCCATTCTTCTTTGCTCTTCCATATTTAATCCGATTGGAATACTCGCACCTGCCTGTAAAGGTGTAATCTGGTCTCTTGTACCTGAACGATAAAAGTTCAATCCTCCAGGTTGTGTTCTTACAGGTAAAATAAACCCATCATCAGGAACAAGTAAAGGTGGGTCTATCTGTTTTTGTGCAGCTTGTATTATCGTTTTCGACATTAAGTTTAACATCTTAACATCAGGTAATGCTACCATTGCTGGAGAACGACCCATAATCTCGCCTGTACCTTTTAAAAAGCGTGGCACAATGTAAGGCATTTCTTCAAACCCACTTTCCGAAAGCAAACTCGAAGATGCAACATCAATATAATAGGATGCAAACGGCATGTTCTTATTATCTTTTTTATCAGGATTACGATTAATTCTTGGCAATACCCCATGCAATAACTCAACTTCTTCATCTGGTTTTTCGTTAAACTTCTTGAAAATATTGCGAGTAACATTGTCCAAACCAAACCTTTGTACGACTTGTCGAACAGGAAGTTTATATTTACGAAATACTGTATCTACAATTCCATACTGATTTTCCTGCACATAAAATTCTGATATA